CATTATTACTAATTACTTCATGCCACTTGTTACCATCTCCAATGTAAATATTTCCTACTTTATTGTTGATATGATAAATAGATTCTTTATCTTCATAATTATCATAAAAAATTGTCTTAGTATCTTGAGGTTCAATACTAATAAACCCATGCATAAAACCTTTACCATTATCAGCATGATTGTGTTTTTTTAATAATTGATCTTTAGTATGAAAATTTAACCATGACTGAACCCACATATTTTTTGGCAACTCTTGTTGTAAGGTTTCTAAAATATGTTTTTGAATACACACCCCTAAATTTTTAAATAAATTCCAAAAATAATGACTACCTGATAAAATAGAAAATATATTATATTTCTCATACATCCAAGTTAAATCATCTGTTTTTAATTCTTTCATTAAAAACTGCCTTCCTGTTTTTATATCGTTTATAAAATAATTTTGGTTATTTATTAAAGGTTCATATTTAAATATTGAATATTTATGTTGATGATTGATTATCATTTTTTAATAGAAATGTTAAATGATATAGATATACGTTCTTCTTGTGAAAGATTTGGTTTAACTGAATGATTTAACCAAGCAGGAAATAAAAATAAATAATTATCTTCTGGTTTAAATGCCCATGAAGTTGAATTATAGTGATTAAAATTTTTAATATTATGGTCAGGCATCCAAATATCTAACATATTATTTCTAAAAAATTGTAGGTCGCCAGATTGTTTATTGGTTTTTATATAAAAAACACCAGATAAAACACAATTTAAATGGACATGTTGTTCATTATAATCTTTATAATAATTTTTATTCAACCATAAATTATTTATGTATATGTTTTTTTCTATGGCAAGATGTTCTCTAATTAAATTATCCCCATGTTTTAAAATTTCATTATTTAATGATTTTAATTCCGGTAAATTTAAAGCTAAGTCTTCGCTTTGAAATCCGCCAACATTACTTTTTATTCTACCTTTTTTTAATTTATTTGAAAATTCAATTAAAGCATCTAAATTTTCATTTAGTTTAATTTGAAAAATAGGTTCTTTAAATATTTCGGTTATCATTTTATACTTTCTGTATTACTATATTCCATTCTAAGTTCATTAATAATTCTTCTAGCTGAACTACTTTTTTATTATCACGTTTTAAATAAGAATGCAACTCTTCAACATCAACTATAGTATATTCATCTTTTAAATCATATACAATTTTATCAGCTTTAGTTTTAAAAGTTCCTTTTTTAGTGCTATTGTTTAAAGGTCTTAAATCAAACTTAAAAGATTGATTATGAAGTATCCCTTCTACATCCCAAAGTTCTTTTTGTTTTTGATTTTTTGTTGCATGTTTTATATTAGATAATAAGTTTAAAAATTTCACTTAAAAGCAGGTCCTGTTATCCAACCTACTAAAGAATATCTTTCCCCTTTAGTGACGGGAGAAACCTCATGTAAACTAAAAGATGGAAAAGCAGTTAAAAAACCTCTTTTTCTTTTCATTCTATCTGGAGTAGATTCTGAATATATTAATAGTTCCCCTCCTTCATATTCAGAGGGATCATTAAGTTGCACAACAAAAGACAGTTTTCTAATTAATCCATTAGATCCTTTGTCTACATGTTTACCATAAAAACCTCCTGGAGATTTATAATAAGTAAATTGTAGTCCTTCTACAAATCCATATAACTCAAAATTAAAAAATTTTTTATTTATTTCAGTAATAACATCGGTCAATCTTCTGTAATAAAAATCTAAATCACTACTTGGAAATAACCAAGAAGTATAACTATCTCTAATTTTATTTACATCTACACCTTCTTTATTTTCTCCAAAAATTTTAGCTTTTTCTAATGAAGTTTTACCTATTTCTATTATTTTATCACATTCTTCTTTTGAAAATATTTCTTCATTATAGGCCCAGTTTTCTAATTTATCTAATTCAAATGGCCAAACGCTTACTGGTCTTTCTTTTATCATAACTTAAACTTCACATTTCCTGACATTGTTATTCTATACTCATCAGTTCCATAAAAAGGATAAACACAATGACTTAATTTAGCTGGGAATATTAACATTTTTTGTTCCCATGTTTTATCCACAGGATACTTAATAGTTTCTATATTACCTAAAAACCCTGAATATAAAAACTCTAAAAATCCAGCACATTCAAAATTTGATTTTTTTCCAGGTGATATTTTTTTCTGTTCTTTTCTAAGAAATGGAACTTTTATAAAAATTATAAAAGAAAATACACCATCGTGATTATGGACAGGATTAAACTCATGTTTCTTTTGAAAATTAACCCACAAACTAGTTAAAGATAATAATCTATTTTCTGTATTACAGTTAAAATTTGTATTCATATAATCCATTAAACCGGAATCATTACCTATTTCATCTAAAAGATATTTTTCTAACATAGAAATATATTTGTCTAATTTATATTCTTGTTCTATGTTACCAGCTAAATTAGTATTATGTTCTATGGACTTATCATGTACTGCTAAGTTTAAAGAAGTAAAAATAGAATCAGGTATTTTATTTATTTTTTTTATAAGCATTTCTTATTTCTAAGAAAACTTATACATTAATCTAAAGATTATTCAATAGGGTCGTCTTCAAAATTTGGTATTGTTTTTCTGTAAACCCATGATGTTGTTTCTTCACTCCAGTAAATTTCTCTGTTTTCTCTTGGTTCTGGTATTGGTCTTGGTGCTACCCATTTCCATGTTTCTTGATTTAGAGTCCAAGAAGGGAACCAACAAACATCTATAAAAACATCATGTTCTGGTAAATACTTACCCTCTATAAAAGCCATATGAGCTCTTTGAGATCCATCTTTATATGTTTGAATCCAGTTATCATTGGTTCCAAGTAAATTATTTAAAAAATTTTTTCCTTCTTCATCAGTGTTAACTGAAGGGTCATTTATTTTTTTAACATCAACAACTACGTTGTCTGCGTCAAGTTTTGCAAAATATCTAATCATTATGATGTATAACTCCCCGAACCTGTAAATTTAATAATCGTATTTGCACCAGATTCAGTTACGTTAGGTGAACCTGTTGTTGTTCCAGAATAACTTGCTGTAGGACAAGATAAAATAACGACACCATCGCCACCATTTCCACCAACTTGTGATGAACCAGAACCTCCGCCGCCTCCGCCGCCAAGTCCGTCAGTTCCTGGTTGACTAGGGCCATTTCCACCACCACCGGATCCACCGGATGCACCACCACCATTGTGAGTACCACCGCCTCCGCCTCCAGCATAAGTAACTGAAGAACCTGTTATAGAAGACGCTGTTCCATTTCCTCCTGGAGATCCAGCTGTACCGCTACCTTGAGTACCAGGTTGGCTAGCACCTCCGCCGCCTCCGCCTCCACATGGGCCGCCTTGGTTAGGGCCTCCGGGATTACCTTCAGAAGGTGAATAACCTCCCTGGTTACCCGATCCATTTCCTTGGTTAAAAACTCCTCCGCCTCCAGAGCCACCGCTTTGAGCAGCAGATCTATTGGGTGCAGCTCCTCTTCCTCCGCCTGATGCGGGATAACTTATTCCTGTGCCTGAAATACCACTAGCAGCTCCTGATGATCCTACATTTCCACTTGATCCATTTCCACCGCTACCTACTGTAACAGTGTATACTATATCTATATCAACTTCTGTTGAATCTGTTCGATATCCGCCAGCTCCTCCACCGGCACTTCCACAGCCGCCACTTGTTGCTCCGCCAGCTCCTCCGCCAGCAACAACTAAATAGTCCATAGTGTATGGACCTCTGCCTCCTCCTCCAGCACCAAATCCTAAGACTTGATAACCAAAAGATTTACCTCTTCTGTTTTGTATATTTTTTGAATTCTTACCTGAGGTAAGTTTATTTTTTAAATCTCTCATATCTAAATTCCTTATGCGTCGTTAGCAGCGTCAGTAGTAAAGAATATTTTGATACCTAGAACTCTAGCATCACCTGTAAAAGTATCTGAACCACTAGATGCATTTCTTTGTAATTGAAAATAAGTTTGTTGGTCTACTGCAGGGGATCCTGCAATTGTTACAGCACTACTTACTGCTGAAACTTGTTGGTCTTCAACTGTTCCTATACCAGCATCTGTAATTGTTACTGGTGTTCCATAAGAAACATCAATAGTATCACCATCACCAATTGCTACACCTGCTAATAAATATAAACAGTTACCTGTGTTAGTGCTACTAGGAGTCCAATATACTTGATAAGTTATTGTACCTTCATTCCATGATTTAGGGAAAGCTACTGAAAATTGTGCAAACTCATCTGTACTTGCATCAAAGTCTAATACTTTCATATCAGGTCTTGTTGCTGTAGTTTCAACTTGTTGTGCGTCTGCTGGGTTAGTTGTAGCTCCATACATAGCTGCTGCTGGAACCCACATAGTTTCCAAACCAACTGTTTTTACTAATCCTGTTGTTGATGTTAGTGTACCAGATACGGTTACGTTTCCAGAACTATCTCCACTAATCCAATTTGTAGTTGTTGAGCCATCATTACCGGCAATTAATAATTGTCTATCTCCAGTTGCACTAGCAGCATCTACACTTCCAATAATTACATTACCATCACCAGAAGTAACATTATTTCCAGCAGAATTACCAATTAAAGTATTTTTATTCCCAGTAACATTTCTTCCAGAATTTCTTCCTACAGCTACATTATTATTTGCTGCTCCAGCACTACCTAAAGCAAAAGCTCCAACTCCTACATTTTCATCACCAGTTAATGTACCAACACCACCAGCACTTGTACCAATAAGAGTATTACCATCATTTGTTGATATTCCAACTCCAGCGTTTCTACCAATAAGAGTGTTGCTCTCCCCAGTTGTAATTCCTGTACCAGCTCTATAACCTACACCTACATTGTCATCACCAGAAGTTAAAGCATCTAAAGCTTCAATTCCAATTCCAGTATTATCTTCTGCTGCATTTAAAGTTCCAGTTGTTGCATGACCAATTAATAAAGAATTTGTAAAATTTGTTCCTTCAATTTTTCCTGGTATTATTTCTCCAGTTACAGAATTAGTTATTGCAACAGCGTCTGTTAAAGTTTTGTTTGTTAAAGTTTGTGTTCCAGCAAGAGTTACTTCGTTTGCTTCTCCTATAGAAGCTTCAAAAAGACCAGTGTTAGTTGCAACACCGTCAAGATAAATAAGTTTGTATCCTTTGTCAGTTGCTGAAAAAGTAACTGTTGCACCTGAACCAGATGCAGCTTTTAACTGTACTGTGTAAGCACCTGATGTACCATTTTTGATAATATAAAAATTTTCTGTAAGAAGAGGGAAAGTTACAATCCTGTTTCCTGTTATAGATCCTGTTAATTCTATAACTCTATGTTGAGCAGTACCTGTTAAAGCACCATCTGCAATAGTTAAAGCTGTCGGTGTTCCTGAATCAGTTACAGCTTGAGAATTAACACCACCTGTTAATTGTTCTACAAGACTTAAATTTGCGTTAGTTTTTGTCCCCCAAGTACCAGCGTTTTCGCCGGTTGCCATTAGCTCTAAGCCAAGATCCGTAAAAGTTGATGCCATAATTTTTTTCTCCTAAGCTACGTGTGTTACATCTGTATACGATGTATTCCCTACTATGTCAACATCTTGATAGCCTAGTGTAATAATTTCTCCGACACTAGATTCTGTTGATAACCCTGTTAAACCTATTACATCTGCAGGTGAAATTGAACCCACTGCAGACGTTGCCTGTACACCAGTTAATGGAACCCCTATTTCAATATTAATAGATCCTACTGAAGATGTTGTTGCTAAACCAGTTAAACCAATTACATCTGCAGGTAAAATTGAACCTACACTAGATGTTGTTGCTAAACCAGTTAGACCCATTACATCTGCAGGTAAAATTGAACCTACAGTTGAAGTTGTTGATTGCCCTGTTGGTGTTAGTGAAAGACTAGTTGTTGGAGACAATGATCCAACTGCGGAATCTGCGTGTACTCCGGCTGGAGTCACTTCTTTTCCAGTAAATATAATTATACCACCTACGGTAACAGTTGCTGATTGACCGGTTAGTAATGCTTCTTCGTTTGATAATACTGATACTGACCCAACTGTAGAAGTTGTTGAAAGACCCGTTAACGGAACTCCTATTTCAGGAATTAAAGACCCTACAGTTGAAGTCGTTGATTGTCCTGTTGGTGTTAGTGAAAGACTAGTTGTTGGAGATAATGATCCAACTGCGGAAGTTGTTGAAAGTCCGGTTAGACCCATTGTCTGTTCAGTTGGTACTAGAGCACCAACAGAAGAAATTGTAGTTAAACCAGAAAGAGTAATATCAAGAGCAGACTCACCCCAGTTTTCAGCGCCCCAAGTATCTTGACCCCAACCTGCTGTTTGATCAACGCTGGTTGTAAGTGAACCTATTGAACTTGTTGATTGTAAACCAGTTAAAGTTAAATCAATATTTAATATAATATCAAATGCAAGTGAACCTATTGAAGATGATGACTGTAAACCTGTTAATGTAGTTGTAAGAGTTGGGGCAGCTATAGGACTGCCAACACTAGAAGTTGATTGTACACCTGTTAAGCCCATGACCTGTGCAGGTGAAATTGATCCAACAGATGATGTAGTTGATACCCCTGTTAATGGTACTGCTAAACCAGAAGCACCCCAGTTTTCTATCCCCCAAGAATCAGATCCCCAACCTATATCTTCTACAATTTGAGTTGTAAGTGATCCTTGTGATGATGTAGTTGAAAGCCCAGTTAAAGTAACTATAATTTCAGTTTGAGTACCGTAAGTATTCTGTCCCCAGGTTGTACCGGATTGATTCCAAGTGTTAGCCATAAGGAGTAACTCCTTATGCTATTCTAAGTATAGCGTTTGATGCGTCTGCTGCTGGAAATTCAATTGTGAAAGTTCCGTTTGTTACAGTTTTATCTCCACCAAATGCGATTGCACAAACTGCTGGATCACCCGATGCTGTATCATTAAATATTAAACAACCATTAGCTGTAAATGAAGCTGACGTAAAAGATACGTTTGCAAAATCACAACACGCTGTATCACTTGATAAAGCTGGTGTTACATTTGTAAGTGCTATTCCTTTTGCAGAATAAGCTGAACCTGCAGTATTTGAGATTTCATTTGTTGATGAGTAAGCCGTTGTTGATTTATTTAATGTTGCTGAACTTGTATACAACGCTAAATTAAAAGTGTTTCCACCTTGTGTAAAATTGTGTATCGCTCTTAAAACTTCTGTTTTAAAACTGTTACATACTGCTGATGTTATTGCCATAATTTTTATCTCCTAGTCTAGTTTACGGTGAAGGTGATTTGACTTGTATCCTAACAGTACCGTCAGTGTAATCGTCTCGTCTTCTTCTCCCAATTTGCATTCCTGCGAACTGTTGTATTGAAGTTTTATACTTATTTTCATATAATGTCAACATCTCCATTGGACCTTTTAAAAATGAAAATGCTTCTACTAAACAAGCATACAATAGCCCTTGTGGAAAGTAGTTACTTATATATGTAGTAGAGTTTCCATCAGTTCCTGAGCCAAGTCCTACCGGCATTTTATTATAATATATTCTAAATCTGTAAGCAGCATCAGGCGTAGGCGCTATATATAACCCTCCAGATTTAGTATCTGTTTTAAGTGTAGCACCACCAAACATAGCATAATACTTAGGAAAACCTGTTACATCTTGTGCAGTTAAATCACCTTCTGATCCCGTTAATCTATCAGTATATTCAGATAGATATGTTTGATCTTTTTTTTCTAACCAACTACCAGTACCCGTAGAATCAGTTGTTGAGTTAAATACTTCAACACCTCTAATAAATAATGCACCTGCTGGAGAATTAATTGTATTATTATTTGTAGATAACGTACCTTCTTGTACGAATCTATCAGAGTCCATAGGCAGCTCATTATTAATTCTATACTCAGCAGCCATTATAAAACCATCTAAGATAGTTGTTGTAAATACAGAATCATCAACCTCAGTATAATCTTTGATTGCTTGTTTAAGTGTATCGTATGTATAAATTGAAACTCCTGACATAATTAAGCTCTATCATTTATTGGGCCAGATGTACACTGTAAACCACCACCTGTAAAGTTAGCAACCCAACTAAAACCTTCATCATTATCTTTTAAATAATAACCATTTTGATTAGTAACTGTTGGAGGCTGACCTACACTTGGAGACGTTGTGGTACTTAAAGAATAAACCTCTCTTGCCCCAAAAACTTTTGCTCCCGCATCGTGGTTACTTGCAATAGTATTAGCAGGAGTCTCTCCTCTAAACGGTGCATTAGTTCCTCTAATCAAACCTGATAAAGTTTTTGTTCCAGAATTAT